TCCAGTTCATAGCCGCTCTAACGTGTCCTGGCATGTTTGCTTTGCCTAATCGTTTTTCGTCGTTGGTGTACTTGGTCAAGTTGTTAACACGTTTAGGTGTTCCCTTCTCCCAAGCAGGACGCTCTCTAAACTGTATCTTAAACTCACGAACACGTTCGTATATTTCTTCTTTTTCAGCACCTGTTAGTGTTGCTAGTAAGATTTCACTGAGAAAGTTTTGTACAACAGGCGGAGTATCTGATCGTTTTAAGTCTAAGCCCATAGCTTTTACTTTGCCCGGCTTGCCATCTGTGTCTAGCCTAAAGCCTTCCATGTCATAAATGAGAGCCGCATAACGTTTTTTCTTGATGTACAAGCCTTTAGTAGCAGTAATCTCTCTACCACCTTTGATAAGTTCTCCCATGTGCTTAGGACAGTGAAATGCCTTTGCCATAAACTTAGGAAAACTTTCATTAAGTTGCTCTGCTATTTGATCATAGAGTTGTACTACAATGTCTTTGTTCCATTCTAGTTTGCCTGCTTCTACATCATCTTTGACTGCGGGCCACATACTAAAGTAAGCAGAGTCTGTATCGCCATATATAATTGCTTCGCCTACGTGGTCATACTCTCCCATGATACATTCATTTGTGTATGCATCCATGTGTTTGGCAATACTACGTCCAGTTAGTGTTGTTGACTGTCCAATACGCTTATCAAAGAATCTACAACCTGGATTTAAAATAGCACCATACAAACTGTTCAAGTTAATCTTCTTGACCAACTGTCGTTTGTCCCAGAATGCAATGTCCTCTTTCTCAGTTGCTTCCTTCTTTTTAGCCTGTAGCTCTTTACGTTCTGCATACCAACGTTCTAATAAACCAGGGATAATACCTTTTTTCTCGTAAGTAAAGATAGTGCCATTTGCACTTAAGATCCAACTTGTATTGCTGTCGAATATCATCTTCCATAACTCAGCACCTGTGTGTACTGTGCTTTCGCCATTTTCCCAGTCCACAGTTATCTCTGTGCCTGCTTGCATTTCCATGACAGCAGTATACTCTAGTGTTGCAAACAAACCCTCCCAAGCGTCTGCAAATGATCGACCCGAATCTCTGCGCTCTTTGATAAGCCCGTCAGTCATAATAGGACGTAATTGTCCTATAATAGTTTCTGGTCCCATGTTTAACGCACGAATAGCACTAGGATACAGTGAGTTAATATCAATAGCACCTACCCAGTCATGCATACCCTTTTTAGGATGTGCAACGTAAGCACCTGCCGCTTGTGTTTCACCTTGTTCGTCTCTGTTCCTATTAGGCACAACCATATCAAGTTGATGTGCTTCGTTAATAATTGCTTGTTCCGTTACGGCCACAGCACCCATTGTTGTTGGCAACAATACTGTGTTGTCGTGTGCGAGTTCATTTGCTAGATCTAGGAACCTTAGTTTTTGATCCATTTTAAACAGTAGTGCAACGTCTTGTCTGTTATATTCAATAAACGTTTCAAAGTCTTGATTGTATAACTGATCCAGTGTGCCTTCGTATGCTGTTTTACGTTCGCCCAATTCATATTCGCCGATAGCATCTAGCGAATAACTATGACGTTCCTCGTATGTATATTTGCGATAGAGTTGCATATAGTCCATGTGTACTCTACCAATCAAATCAAATGTTACGTTCTCTGCACCAAAACGTTCAAATGTTCTTTTCTTAGGATACTGTCCCCACAAACAAAAACGTCTTGTATCATCTTTGCTTAGTACTCTGTTAGTACGTAAGACTGTGTAAGGAATATCATAACCTTCACTGTTCCATCCACTTAAGATGTCTGCATCATCGATTAAGTTTAAGAACTGATCCAACATGTCTGCTTCTTTTTCAAACATGAATGTGTTTTCAAACTTATTACCGATAGCAACTGCATCTTCCCAACTCATTCCTTTGGGTGGCACTGCTAGTGTAATAAGTTGACCTAGCCAATCTAAGTATAGTGTAATACTTGTTATTGGATTGAATGGATCGCTTGGTGGACTAAATCCTTTTTGTGGGTCGAAGTCGACCTCGATATCGAAAAAGCAAGTTTGCAGTTTAGGAGCATCTGCACCTAAGTAGTGTTCACTTAAACTTCTATATACTACGTTTACATCTGATTCCCATAAACGTTTACCACTGCCTTGTATCTTTTGTTCTTTGTGGAACTCTTTGCCGTTGCGTGTAGCGAACCTACTTACAGGTGTACCGTAGATAGTTCTGTGTTTACCTTTGGGATCGTCGTAATAGAATACGTAGTTGGCAGGAAACTCGTTATAGATTCTCTCACCATTAACACGTTCTACAACGTGAATTCTATCTGTGTCTCTGTCATGTAATGCGTCTACGTAACTCATTTTACCACCATCCTGATGCTACTCCATATCCAAATATGTTAACAAATCCAAAGTAAGTTGTCAACATTAATGGAAATAGGATTCTTCGTCTGTAATATCCTAATGCACCTGTAACACTACCTATGAAAAATCCAGGATATATGATACGCATATCTGGTTGATCAGCAGTAAACGCTAACATAAAACTAGCAGTTACTGTAGATACAAATGCTACAAGTTCTAGGTAGAATGCTATTGGGTCGGACTTATAACTGTCGATAGCAAACTGTCGAACAGACTTCAAAGTGTCTTACCAACAGTCTCTAAGATATGTACAGTTTCTTCGTGGTCTTGATTGACTTCACCAAGTTTAGATTTGTGAGCGATTCTAATTGCCTTTTTAAGTACACTAGGTTTGATATCCATAGACTCTGCAACTGCTTTAACAGTATCGCTTAGTCCTGCGTTAAGGTCTTCTACTTCACGCATAACCTGTATGCCTTCGTTGATGACTTGATTCAGTTTGGCTTTTTGCTCGCTGTTATATGTTTTCATGACTATCCTCTCTTGAAAAAACTATTATAATAGAATTAAAACTAAAATGCAAGTATTATTGCGGTGCGATTGTGCCAGTTGGCTTTGTTGTGGATGAACTGCTACCAGGACGTTGCTGTTGTGCGGCTTGCTGGGCGGCTTGTTGTTGCTGTTGTTTACGCATGGCCATATCACCAATACGTCTGTATTCATCTGCAAACTCTGGATGCTGTCCCATACTTGTTACTAACTGTAAGTAAGGTGCATCTCTGTATGTTTTGGAGTCCGAGTACTGTTCTTTTCTAGAGATTTTTGAAGCAAGAGCTTTAATCATTGCTCTTGTGCCAGGATCTTGTGTAATAGCCATGATCATTTCTGCATCTGGACCTAGTTGACCTAGGTCTGCGTCAGTAGGTTTGTCTGGTAGCGGCCTATTTAATGGTGCTACCGGTGACTGATCTTCAAAAATCTCTCTTATAAGCATAGTATTATTTACCTTGTCCACGGTACGCTTTGTATCCTCTACGCTTGTGCTTGTTCATCATTTGCTTCGATACTTTACGTCCACGACCTTGTCCAGACTTTTTAAATTTGGCTCTGGTTTCCCATTTGCCTCTATCACCATAGCTCATTTTTGCCATTTGTTACTCTCCTTGATTAATAAAAATATTTGATATCTGACCACCAATGCTTGCCTTTACTTATAGCTCGCATCCAACGGTCATAGTCTGCTTGGCTAACACCATCTATATAGTACTCGCCACCGCCTTTAGTTTTCATTCTAACAGCAGTTGTTCCATTGTCGAAAACGAAATAGTCCAAGTCAGTAATCCAACTGCTTGCTACTGGCTCTTCACGTATTATCTCGCTCGCTCTCATATTTTTCTCTGCACTTTTCGCACCAACATTCTGAACAATAGTCGCAATCTTCGTCCACACAACTATGACCACAATGTGCTGGATGATAACATCCTTTACATAATGTTATATGTTCTATCTCTACTTTCATTTGGTTTTAACGTTCTTTGCTGGACCACGTCTGTTCTTATTTGGGTCCTCTCTACGTTTACGACTAGCGGCTTTTGCTCTACCTTTCTTACCTAGAGCATGTGCTTTTGCTTGTGGCAGGCATTTAGGTTTGCCTTCTTTAGAACTTCCTCTTGCACAATCGCCACGTATCTTACCGTCTGGTCCAAAGCGTACCCACTTTTCTTTGAACCATTTGCGTAAATCCTCGTTGACGATTTCTGCAACTTTCATTACTTCTTGCTCTTGTTACCCCAGTTTTTAGCACCAACTTTACGGCACTTACTTAATGCACCACTTGCGTATGCACTGGGCCATACTTTATAACGACTCTTAACTTTGTGATAGCAAGCATCTTTCTCACCAGCCTCTTCATCAAATTGTTCTTCAGTCATCATTTTTGAGTTATCGAACTTCTCAAACTCTTCCAGCATGACATCTTCTTTAACTGGCTTAGACTTTCTCTTTGCTTTCTTTTCGTCACTGCTGGGACCAAAAGTTCTATGTACAAGATCATCTAATTCTGTGTGGAATAAATCTTCTTCTTCCTCTGTAGCATCTTCACCTACAAGTTTACCCTGGAAAGGATGCTTGGTGTAAGGGCCATCATACTTTGGCTTGCCTTTACTAGGCTTGTCAGTTCCTTTGACATGATCTTTATGTCCAGGCTTAATGCTGTCCATACTTTCTAGTATCTTGTAGATATCGTCGCTCATTATTTTCTCTTTTTAATATCACCTAATGGTTGTGCAACTGCGGCAACTGCGCCTGCTGTAGTAGTTTCATCTAAACCCATTTCGGTTTCAATTTCAGGCTCAACTGCTTCTACTGGCATCTCACCATTAGACAACATTTCATATTCTAAGTAATGCTTTACAGCACTTAAGTAATCACTTGCTTTAGTAATCTTTGCCTGCACCCATGCTTCTAATCCTTGCTCTTCGCTAATGCCTTTTAACATGTTGTGTAGTTCAATTGAGTACTTTGCGCATTTATATAACTGTCCACGAGCCATTTGAATCTCATGATCCATTTCGCTCTTGGCAGCCATGTCGCTTAGGATGCCTTCGTTAACTGATTCTTTTGGTTCTAATCCACTTAATTTTAAGATATCGTTTAGTTGTTTACTTTCAGCCGCTTGACCAAAGGCAACTGATTTTTTAAATTGTTTTTTAGGAGCAGGTTGTGTAGCTACTGCTGGTGCATTTTTTGGAATATCTGCACCTAAGTTAATACCTGCTGTTTGTGTTGCTGGAGCCGCTTTAGGAGCACTGCCGCCGCCCATGTTTGCAACCATTCCTGCTGATACATTAAACGGATTTGCCGCAGGCGCTTTTGCTTGCGCTGGAGCCGCTTTAGCAAGGTTACTTCCGTCCATTTTACCAACACCGCCAGCGGCTACATTAAATGGATTTGCCGCAGGTGCTTTTGCTGTTTGTGTTGGTGGAGCAGTTACTTTTCCTTGTCCATAACCACCTTGTCCACTTGCCGCCATTTTAGTTGGAGCAGGCTTTGACTTAGGAATATCTGCACCTAAGTTAATACCTGTAGTTGCAGGCTTTGTAGATACAGTAGGTGCTGACTTAGGTCCTTGTCCCATTGACATACCACCTTGTCTAGGATCTGCCATTGCTGTTTTTGTAGGAGCCGCCTTAGGTCCTTGTCCCATTGACATACCGCCCATTCTAGGATCTGCCATTGCTGTTTTTGTAGGAGCTGACTTAGGAATATCTGCACCTAAGTTAATGCCAGCACTCTTTGGAGCATTAAATGTCTTTTTGTTCATATTACTTTGTAGACCTACTCCTTTTGCAGGGTCTACTTCGCTAATTGTTTTTGGTCTTCTTAAATCTTTTTCGTTCATCGTCTTAACCTTAAGTGTATGTTATATTTATGCTAATGTGAACTTGAGCTTATCTGTTTGTTCACCGTCAATCCAAATGTTGCGTAATTCAAATGTGCCTAGTTCTGGGTGTAAGTTTTCTACTACAAACTCATGTTCTCCCAAACCCAGTGATACTTTTGATAACTCACGTACAAATGCTTTGCGATTATCAAAAGTATATGTACGTTCTGTTAGTAAATCACCATCGCAATATAATCTATATGTTGGCGGTGCTTTAGACCACTTACAATACAAATCAAACTGTATATCTACTACTTTCATTTGCGCATTATAGCTCTAAAGATAGCACTCTCGCCAATATCATTCCAATTAGCGGCCCCAGTTCTCCTATTATTGCGTTGTTGTCTCTTGCGTTCTGCTTCACGTTTTGCTTTTTCAAGTTCTTTTTCAGCTTCACGTGCTTTTTGTTCTGCCTCTTTCTTTGCTTTTTCAAGTTCTTTTTCAGCTTCACGTGCTTTTTGTTCTGCATCACGTTTTGCTTTTTCTTCTTGACGTCGTTCTTCTTGCTCTTTTTGTCTTTGCTCTTGTTCACGTTTTGCTTTTTCTGCCGCTAAAGAAGCATCTGTTTGACCTCGAGCTTTTGATCTTTCACTTTCTTTACGAGCAGTTTCTTCTGCTTCTTTGGCTTTACGTTCTGCTTCTTTTCTGTCGTCTTCGGCCTTTGCTACTTGCATAC